ACACCACGCCAAAAGGCGCTGAAATACTGGAAGCCCAAGAGGTCTTGAAGGGTCGCCAGAATGAACTTAACTACATCCGGCAGTACGGTGTACCTGGGGCTAGCCGAGGCAACGCTGGCGGCAATCTTGAACTACTTGACTTGAACCGCTGATGGCCTACTCCTACGTCGTCTACACCGGCAACGGGGCTACCACCCAGTACGCGATCCCCTTCCAGTACATCAAGAAGGAGCACGTCAAGGTCTTCGTCAACTTCGTTGACACGGCGTACACCTACGTCAACAACACCACGGTGCTGCTGGCCTCTGCACCAGCAAACGGGATCAGGGTGGAGGTGCGCCGGATCACCCCGGCTAACACCCCCCTGGTCGATTTTGTTGATGGGTCCACGCTGGTAGCCAGTGACCTAGACACCAGCAACCTGCAGCACCTGTTCCTGGAGCAGGAGCTGGACGACAGCCTGAAGCAAACGGTCAGCATTGACCCGGCTACGGGCCTGCCAACGGCTGGCAACCAGCGCATTACCAACGTCGGCGCACCCGTTGCCGCCAATGATGCAGCAACAAAAACGTATGTCGACTCCAACGTCGGCGCAGTCAGTGCATCCGCGACAAACGCAGCTAACAGTGCCACTGCCGCAGCCAACAGCGCTACCGCTTCGGCTAACAGCGCTACCGCCTCGGCTAACAGCGCGACTGCATCTGCAAACAGCGCCACAGCGTCAGCCAACAGCGCCACAGCGTCAGCCAACAGCGCAACAGCTGCTGCAAACTCAGCTACAGCTGCCAACACATCGGCCACCAACGCAGCCACAAGCGAAGACAACGCTTTTGACAGTGAAACAAACGCAGCTAACAGCGCAACTGCTGCTGCTAACTCTGCTGCCTCAGCACTGGCAGCGTTTGATCAGTTTGACGACCGCTACCTAGGCAGCTTTGCCGTTGATCCAACCCTGGATAACGACGGCGATCCGCTGAACGCTGGTGACCTGTACTTCAGCACCACGCTGTCGGCTATGCGGGTCTACACCGGCACTATCTGGGTGACGGCTTATGTGCCTGGTGATGCTGCCAACATTGTATTTGCTCCCTTTGGCACGATTGCTTCCAACAATGTGCAGGGGGCGATCCAGGAGCTGGTTGACGAGAAGCTGAACCTGACAGGTGGTACGGTCACTGGTGACGTGTTGCTTGATAACCAGTCAGACCTACGCTTTGGTGAGGCAACTGGCCAAGGTGGTCAATATGTAGCTTTCCAAGCTCCGAGCGCGATTGCAGCCAACGTCACCTGGACGCTGCCCGCTACGGATGCCACGGTCTCTGGTCATGCCCTGAAGTCAAACGCCGCTGGCGTACTGAGCTGGGGCACTGCTGGTGGGGCAGCAGGTGGTGGTACGGATGACGTGTTCTACGAGAACTCGTCCACTATCACTACCAGTTATTCCATCACGGCAGGAAAAAACGCCCTCAGCGCAGGGCCTATCGTAATTAACAACGGGGTCACCGTGACTATTCCAAACAATTCCAACTGGGTGGTGGTCTGATCATGCCTATCACTATCAACGGGTCCGGCACTGTTACTGGCATCAGCGCAGGTGGTCTTCCTGACGGTTCCATTACATCTGATGACCTTGCAGCAGGTGCAGTCACCGCAGCCAAGTTGGCAGCAGGTGTTGGGGGAAAAATCCTGCAGGTGGTGAGCACTCAATACGAAACACCAACCACAGTCAGTCAATCAGCAAACACCCATGCTGATATGCCTTTTAGCGTGAGCATTACGCCAACAACATCCACCAGTTTAATGTTGGTTTCTTTCTCCCTTATGGGAGAAACGGGAGGTTCTCCTTGGGACGCAATGGGAGCGTTTGCGCGTACCATTTCTGGCACAAGAACAGTTGTACTGCCATCGTCTTATGGATCAAGAAGTCCCGGTATAGTTGCGTTTGCAGATAGTTTTGGAAGCGCTGGCAACAACGATTCAACACCTGGAGGTTTTTACTGTCATATGTTCCCTGACTCTGGGCGACCAGCAAATACAAACACAATTACATATACTCCAACGGCTCTCCAACACGCAGCTAGCACGTTTTACTTGAACAGAACTGTAGGAGATGGTAATAGTATTGGTTATGAAAGAGGCATTAGCTGGATCACAGTCATGGAGGTAGCAGCGTAATGGACTGGCATACAGGAATCAGAGCTGCGTATCCAGATGCGCTTCTCATCATCCAAGGCAACACCCTTGACGATCTTGTTGTCACCAATCAGGAGACTGGTGAACCGTTTGAGTTTGACCAGGCTCTAGCACAATCTGCTTGGAACGCAATCGCAGCTGCAGCCGCAGCCACCGCCTACCAACGCCAACGGCAACCTGAATACCCGCCAGTTACCGAGCTAGCGGACGCCTTGTACTGGGCATCAGAGGGTGACACCAGCAAGCTGGACGCTTATTACGCAGCTTGTGCTGCTGTCAAAGCCAAGTATCCCAAGCCCCTGGAGGTGACCCCATGAGCAAACTACGACTTACCGGATCCACCAGCGGCTTCACAGAGCTGACTGCACCTGCAGTGGCAGGATCCAACACCCTGACCCTGCCAACGGGCAATGGCACGGCTGGGCAGTTCCTGCAGACCAACGGCAGTGGTGCGCTGAGTTTTGCGGGTGCGGGGAAAATTCTGCAGGTGGTAAGTGCGACTAAGACTGATTCTTTTAGTTCATCGGCAGCAGCATTTACGGATATAACTGGAATGTCGGCAACGCTTACTCCATCAAGCTCATCCAACAAAGTTTTAATTATCGTTTCATTAATTGTTTCCGGCGATACTTGGGAAAGTGGTGGCGTACTTATAAATCTTGTCAGAGATTCGACTAACCTAGCCCAAGGGACGAGTGGCTCAACCCATAATTCTTCTTTTGGTTATAACTCATGGTCAAATGGCCAATCTAACACACAGGGCAACTACGCATCCATTGCTTTTAACTTTCTTGATTCACCTGGGGTTGCGACTTCTACCACTTACAAACTACAAGGACGAAATCAGGGTTCGCCTACTTACGGTTTTATGGTCAATAGAATGTTTGTCGGAGATGCTTTAGGTTTTAGCTCAACAATTACACTGCTTGAGGTAGCAGCATGACACTCAATCACGAAGCTATCCGCAATGCTTATCCCAACGTCGTCACGATTGACGATGGCACTGGAGCCTTTGACATTGACGGCAACCCCGTCCAGCTCGATCAGGCCAAGGTTGATGCAGCAGCGGTCATCGTTGCCCAGGAGCAGGCACTGGCAGCCGCTCAACGCAACCGCGCCTCCGCCTACACCGCTGAAGCCGACCCGCTGTTCTTCAAGTCGCAGCGTGGTGAAGCCACCATTGAGGAGTGGCAAGCAAAGGTTGCTGAGATCCGCAGCCGCTATCCCTACCCTGCGGAGGTGACCCCATGAGCACACTCAACACCACCAACCTCAAGAACCCCAGCTCAGGCAGCAACAACATTGTGCTGGCAGCGGATGGCAGCACCACCATTGCCACGCTTAACAGCACCACCATTACGGGCACGTCAGTGCGCGGTGGGATCACAAGCGGCACTGCCGTCGCATCCACCAGCGGCACCAGCATCGATTTCACTGGTATTCCGAGTTATGTGAAGCGGGTGACGGTGATATTTGCCGGTGTATCGCTATCTGGATCATCTGCATTTTTAATACAATTAGGTACATCTAGTGGATTTGTGACAACTGGTTACTCTGGCGGTGGGTCCAGGCTTGCCGGTAGCGGAGGTAGCACCAGCTTCACGACTGGATTTAGTCCAAATAACAATACTGCGGCGACACTCCATAGTGGCAACATTCTGATTACTAACATTACAGGTAACACTTGGGTGGCAAGCGGAGTTTTTGGGGGCGATAGTAATGACTTCACATTTATGCTTGGTGGTTTTAGGGCTTTGTCGGCAACCCTCGACCGCGTTCGCATCACCACGGTGAACGGCACCGACACTTTTGATGCTGGCACCATCAACATTATGTACGAGGGCTAATCATGCGAATCGAATCCAACTGCCAAACCGGCGAAATC